TTCACCAGGTTTTCCTACAAAATTACCATAATCATCTAAATTTTTTCCTTGACTATAGTTTTGCTTATACTCTGGTGTTTGGCTCATTATATGATCAATAAAAAATGGCATGTTTTGTCTACGTGTTCTATTAGCAAACTCATCATAAACTTTATTATACTCTTCATCTGTAGCATCTAAAGGTACTTGAGTCATAAATAATTCTGATCCTTCTGTAACTTTTTGATCTAGATTTTTATCAAAATCATCAC